GAACTGGGCCGCAGAGATGGGGCTGTTTTGCCCGACGTTCAAAACTTCGAAGCCACTGTACGAATTGGTGTTGTTGGTCGTGCTGTCGTTGTACATGATTTCCTGGAGGATTACGTTTCCCCCCGAGAATACACGCACATTCCCTCGCTCTTTTAGCCGACGAAGCAACGCATTGTTGTTCGTCACGTTGTCAGCGAGTTCACCGCTCCGGCTCTGAATATTGGTCGCGATGATGTCGCTGATACTGGAATTGGCAAATGCCATTTTCAATTCTCCTATATCAGTTGTTACAACCGTGCGCTTGATTCGTCAAATGCTTCCTCAAGCATTGCACGGCGACTATGCGCCTTGGGAGCCGTGTTAGTTCCGGGTGTAGAACCTCTGACGCTGACCGCAGCCGCCCGAGCCGCTTTCGCTGCTCGGTTCTTCTCGGCATTCTGCTTCGCGGCAATCTCTGCCTGTCGGGCCGATTGCGCCTTGTCGAATAATGCCGAATCTAGACGTACCGCCTTATCATACGCCTCCTCCAATGTCGAAGCTACCCCTGACTGGAGCAGCTGGATCATCGTCGGACGCGCTTCCTCGAAATACTCGGCCTTCGCCGAGAAATCGTTGATCTCTGACAGCAGTTGCTGGTTCTGTGCCATCTCCTGCTGCTGTTTCCACCCCATCACCTCACCGCGCACGTTGTTCAGTTCGTTCTGCAACTGCCAGACGAGCGGATCAACGGTACGTTGCGGTGCGGTTTGCGGAGCCTGCCCAAGGTTTACGCCGTATTGGGCAGCAAGGTTGTGCAGGTACGCCACGCGCTGGTCGGGCGGGGAATTGCGTAGCGTATAGTCGGCTTGAGCCAAGGCGGCGACCGCTTGTTCGGGTTTCAGTCCGAGTCCGTGGATCGTCTGCATATACGGCTCAAGCGCCTGATTCATTGCGTCGGCGAACTGCGCCTTGGAGAGCAGCGGTTCCACCCCTTTCCGCATTTGTTCTTCGCGCTGCCATGCGTATTGGCGCATTTTCGGGTCAGCCGAGAGCCAAACGTCGTGGTAATCCTTTTTCCACGATGCCGGGGGCTTCATCCACACGGGTTCTTCGGCAGGTTCCTCGGGCTTTGAGGCCTTTTCGGTCTTTGCAAACCGACCGCGCTCGTCACGACCGCCGGGGGTCACATCGTCGCCGCGCTCTGCCACCTCAATTTGTCGGGCAAGCAACTCTTTGCGGTCTGCAACCTCAACATCCGGGGGGGTTGCCGCATTTGTTTCGGTATTTTCCATCTCTGTTACCTATTTCCTGTGGGGTTTCGGGTAAAACGGAGGTCATCACGCAATTTAGCGAGGATTTTGTTTGCTTCCTGGTGTGTCATGTTGGCTAACTGGTGCTTCAACATCTCCAGCCGTTTGTTCTTGGGCTGACCCTTGGAACCGTGCTTGAGCGGATCTTCGTTGCCGACCTCGATGCAATTGTTAGCCTTGAGGTGGCGACGGTGCTGCTCGCGGGATGAGATCATTCTGCCGTCAATCATGGACTTATACGGTTTGAACTTGGGTAAGAGGTGAATGTAGTGATAGCGCCCTTCCTCATGGCGTTTCCTCTTCTTCTTTACAAACTTACCGTTGATGTACAGCTTCATAGCAGCAACAATACGTCCTCATCGTCCATTTCCTGATGTTCGCGGTAGAGGGCCTGGACCCGCTCTACGTCTCCGATCAACTTGTTCCAATCGATTGACGGTTCAACAGCACGCGGTGTCGCCTTCTGGACGTAGGGCTTAACAATCGCCGCTGCGACAGCGGGTTTGCCCTCCACCAACTGCTCATAAACGTCAATCAGTTCCCTTTTGCGTCCTTCCCTCGCCTCTCTTTCTTCGTCCCACCGCTTCTTGCGCTTTTTCCCTTGGTCGCCGTCGTGCGTGTCAACGAGGGGCTGGATGACAGGGGTGAGGGTTCCAACGTCGGCGGACGCGGAGACACCCACGAGACTATCGGTGATCCCGTCGCTAACAGAACCGACATCTCCCGTAGCCGCCGCACCGAGGAGCGCCACTGAGCGAGAATGCCCGAGATCGCCAACGCCGCCGGTAGCCGACGTTGACGTAACAGGAAGACTGTCCCATTCCGCATCATCCCAAGTACCTGTATTCCACGGCCCTTTCGCCACGGTTCATCACGCGACCCGCAAAAGACCCGTAGAGGCATCGTTGGTCGGCATCGTGAGAATGAACGTGCCACTGGTCACCGTCTGGCTACCAAACGTGTACACCGCCACGGCCTTGTCGCTTTGCGTGCTGTTGTACACTAGCACGGCGTCAAATGCCGTAGTGAGCGTGACGTTGGAAAAGGTCAGCGAGGCAGAGGGAGTCCAGAACGCCGTCGTTCCCGTCGAAGCAGGGACGGTTGCGTTGGTCACCGTGATGCCGCCCGCCGTATAGCCAGCACCCGCTACCTCGTTGGTGCTGCTGTAGGCGGTCGTACCTGCGCCAAGGGTTGCCGTGTCAACAAACAGCGCGGCCTTGAACGTGTCCTTTGCCGTCGTGCCACGGGTCGGCGGGGTGCCAATCGCGTGAACGCCGCCGAGGATCTCCACCTTGAACGAGGTGCACATCGCTTGCGTGTTAGCCATTGGAGAACTTCTCCAGTTCTGGGAATAACGCAGGCGTCTGCTTCAGATGAACGTGGACCGACCTGTGGACAAGTTCATCGTCAAGCCAGTACTCAACCCAGTTCGTAGACTCGCGGTCGGTTTCTACCACGCCTTCCCTCTTAATCAGGTCAGCCTCGTCCATCTCGCCACGGGTTGTCTGCACGCTCGCCATCACTGCGGCCTCATCTCGGGGGCAAACTCCAACGTCTGCTGCACCGCCGCTACGCCAACCGCACGCCCATCGGGGCCGCGAATGATGCGCTTCGGAGCAGCCAGCGTGGTCAGGGCCGAGCGGATGCCGTCCATGCCCTGCGTCTGCGCGTTGGCAAGGTTCTCGTACAGCACGCCGAGACGATCCATCGCGGCCTTGACCTCGGCTCCCATGTCCTGCACCACGCGCTCGGTCGTCGCTTGCTGCGCTTCCAAGAGCGGGATGTCCAGACCGGGGTTGGCGGCGATACGCGCCACCATGATCTTCGTGGCAGCGTCCAGTTCAGCCTTGAAGCGTTCCATCTGCTCGCGCTGCTGAAGTTCCTGCGCCTTGATCTGCGTCTCAAACTGCTGGCGCTGCCGCTCCAGCGCCGCCTCTTGCTGCAACTTGGCCTGCTCCATCTGCATCGAGGCTTGCATCTTTGCAGAGTCGGCTTGCATCGCCATCTGGCTCTTCTGCACATCGGCCTGGGCTTGCGCCTGTGCGGCTTCGGCTTCCGGGTTTGGTTTCTGCTGTCCTGCGGCTTGTTTCATCTGCTCCAATGCCCGATCCAACGTACCCTCCAGCGGACGCGCCGTCTTGAACGCCTGTATGCCAAACTTTAGGAGGTCAATTATGACCGGCACCATCTCGGGGGCGTTCTGACCCACAGGCAGTGCCTGTTGCAAGAAGCCGCCGAACGCTTGGATGAACTCCAGCCGGTCGCGCTTATTCTGCATCTCGTCAATCTGTACGAGCGAGTCAGCAGCGATGTCCATTCGGAAGTTACGCAGCGGTCGGTCTTTGATGAGTTGCAGGGCTTGGGGGATGAGGGCCTGGTCGGCCTCGCTCATCTGCTGTGCCGCCGCGTACATCAAAATTGTCTCGGGCTGGAACTTGGTGCAGATGATCTGCGCCTTGAGGCGGATCAGTTCCGACGCAAAGAGGGCCACGTCCTCTTGCATGGAACGGAGTCTTAGCCCGGCGTACTGACCCTTGATCTGCTGCGCGGTCGCCGTCTCGCTTGCGGCAGTCTGACCCCGGATGATGTCGGAAATGCCGGTGATTTCGTAGATCTGGCCCTTGATGTCGGCGCGTGCCTGGTAACACTGGATCAACGCAGCGGCGAGCGTGTCGAGCGGCAGCAGGTCGATGCTGCCCTTCAGTCCACCCTTCTCGGAAAACGCCTGCCACTTGTCCACCGGGATCAGGGCGTTGTTGTCGCCCTCGGTCATCAGGCGCTGGAGGGCAGGCTGCGAGGCGTCGTACACGCCGCGCACGCGCAGCGCCTTGACCAGACCGTCAATGCGGTCGGACAGGATGTCCAACTCCATCGCTTGGTCCTGGTACAGCGCGAAATCTGGGACGGGTACGAGGTTGTCCGAGGTCGTCGTGGCGTAAAGCGGCTTTGGGCAGGGGAAGAACCCTTCGACCCCCAGCGGGTCATCGCGCACATCAATGACCTGCGGCAGACCCTTGGTGAACCAGCAGACCTTCAGGGTCTCTTTGTCCCAAAGCTCGCATATCTTGGCGAGGTTGGTCCGTTTGCCGTCCCGGTAGGCGTTGAGTTGATCCGGGCCTTGGTCAGTCGGAATCTTTTGCGCCATCTCCTCGCCAAAGCGTTCTGCGAGGGCTGCCTTCGTCATGTAGACCCAGCGCCAGACGCAAGTCACCTCTTCCCAGGTGCGGGCGGGGCTGTGCCCGAAATCCTTCCAATGGACGTAATCGGTCGGGGCGCACTCGTATTCGATCTGCTCGGGACGATCTGGTTCGCCTTCGCCCGGTTCAATGTCCTCGGTGATCTCCAGCCCGTCGTCGCCGATGCCTTGCGGGGCAACGTGCGGCTCGTAGCGGACCCATGCCACGCCGCGACCGCCCAAGAACCGATCCTCCACGCAGTACCTCATGGTGCCGCGAAAATCGGGGTAATGCTCAATCTCAAAGTCCAGCGCACGCTCGATCAGCTGTGCGGCAACCCGGCCTACCTGATCGTTGTCACCAAAGCGGCGGGTGATGTCGGCTTTAGGGAGTTTGGCGTAGACCGCCGGGACCAGCGTCTGGACGTTTGACCACAAAATATTAAACCTTGCCGTCTCAGTCCCTGCCTGACCTCGGGTGTCGTCGCGGTAACGCTTAATCAGTTTCTTGGTACGCGCTTGCCACTTGGCGAACTCGTTCTCGTACTGCCCGATGACGCGCAGGTAGTCCTCGAGTTGGCTGGCGGGTTGTTCCATCAGCGTGCTTCTCGCTCACTGTTCATGGGTCAAATCCAAAACACCGTGCAGTCAACCGTGCCGCCCACGGTCACGATCAGGCTGGTGCCGAAGCGAGCGGGAATCGTGTAAAACGTCGCAGCGGCTGGGGTGAAGGTGTTCACCACCGTCGTCGTGCCGTCGCTGACTTTCAGCGTCGGCGTGCCGGAAGCGGACGCCACGAAGATCCCGAACAGCCCGCCGGTGCCGGTGTACACCGTCGTGGTGGACGTAATGTTCTTGTAGTTTTGGCTCTGGGTTATTGACAAACTCATATTCTTGCCCTCCGGGGCGACTGCCTGTCATGTGCATCCCACATTTCGTTGAGCGACACCTGGTTCTGTGGGCCGACAATCAAAGTCTTACTCTCCAGCGGCGCGGCGACTGTCGGCTCGGATCGCCACGCCACGGCCATCATGCGGAAGGCATCGCTCGGGTGTGAAGTCCAATCGTGTCGGGGTGAAGCCCGGAATGCCTTCCTGTCGTCATCGTACTCACGCTGGTACTGGCGTAAAGCCTCTAACCCCTCGGCGCACTTCACAGAGTTGAACCAGACGCGGGGGAACATCTGGCGCACCGCCTGGATACCGTTCTGCAATCCGATGTCGGGAACGATGCTAAGTTTGGCGAAGCCCAAAGCGTCAGCAAGCT